CCCACGTTACTGGTGTGTATGACGTGGAGGCCATCACTTTCTGCGCCATTGTTTACACCACCCAAGACTGTGCCATGTATACTTCCAGAACTGAACCCCCTTAGGTACCCACCATAGTTGGTGTTTGTATTGAGCAGGATACCAGTCTTTGTATTGGTCCCAGGGCTCTCAAGTTTAAGGACATCGATATCTGTCGTGACCCCCGAGTATATGTGTACATTTGTGGAGGGTGAGCTTGTACCGAAACCTATGAGACCCTCGTGTGTGAAGCGTAAAAACTCTGCCGCGCTCCCACCGGTTCTGTTACGGAATGTCAGGTCGGTATCTTCTACTGTCTCTATGATACCGCGGGATGGTGTTGTACTCGTGGAGAATATATCCATCGAACCTGTGATGATTTTCTGATCCTGGGGAAACTCGAAACCACCGTTGATGAAGAGCTTTGAGTTTCCACCTGGGTCGGTGGAGGTACCTATGAGCACCCGATCTTCATTGATGGTCAAAAGGCTGGACACACCCGTGCCATTCGTAATGGCTTCTTCAACTTGAGACTGACTTAAACCAGCTGAATCATATGTCTGGAATTCATGGAGTGGAGCGATACTTCTAATTCTATCTGGACCACCAGCACCCGTAGTTTCATTACCTTTGAAAATTACAAGTTCAGATTTACCATCGATATTATATTGTCTCTCCCGAATAAATGTATTTGAAAATTGATCTGTATCGACACCACCAAATGTAAGTTGATGTCCCAAAACGACATTTCCATCTACTTCAAGTTTACCACGGGGTACATCTGTACCTATCCCAATGTTACGTGTACTTCCATCTATGTACAGACCCACATTTGTGGAATCTGAAACCTCATCTTCATTCCTCGTAATCCTAAAATCGCGTACCCCCGTTACACCGACGGACCACCCTCGGGGATTACTATCCTGATCTGATTGAATGAAGGATGTGAAGGAGTTGCCCGTTATAAGGTCGGTTTGTGCGGCTATAATCGCATCACCGTACCCAGTTCCATGTTGGTTATGAACAAGTATACCATTTTCCCTCGCATTTCCAATGCCCGTCCCTACAACTTCAAGATGTGCATCAGGGGTGGTTGAACCTATACCCACCCGCCCATCACTTCGGAGGGTGAGGATGTCCTTTTCATCTGTGTAACTTTCATCTGTGAGGTAGATGTCTAATTTTGTTTTGGATTTTAATGAAGTGTCATCGAACTTCCCAATCTTGAAAGTTGCCCTCACACCATCATAGGTTCCACCCACCCCCTCTCTCGACAGGTGCATCACGTTTCCGAGATCCGTGGCACCCTGGATGGGTGAGGTATTCGTTACAACTAGGGGTGTCCCAAGGTGGCTGTACCCATTTGAATTGGTGACAGGATTATTAAAAAACACTGTACCACCCGAGGTGTGAAGGAGACCTTGGGGGGTGGCCGTCCCCACCCCAACATTACTGGATTCTAGAATTGTCAATTTTGGTGGACCCATTGTAGATGTCGTGCTCGCATAGAAATTCAGACCCTTCCCGGCACCAACGACGTTTTCTATTTTCGTTTCCTGAAATGTGAGATCTGAATACGACTTCAGGTAGGTTTGATCATTTCCTAATATGGCTGCGTTACTTCCATTAATTTTGAGGTTCCCCCCAATGGTGAGAGCCTCAGAGGGTGCCGCGTTTGAGATACCCATCTTACCATCTGCTACGATACGCACCCGTTCGGTATTTTTCGTTTTGAAGGATATATTTTGGTGTTCGGGTGTTAATTTAGCACCCGAAATATCTATGGAGGATATATTCGAGGCTAGGGGGCCCGCGCGGATAGAGGCAATATTTGAGTTTGTATCTTCACCATCAAAATCGGCGTGAATGATGATATTTTCAGAAGCTGTTATACCGGTCGCACCCTCCATGAAGGACAGGTCCGTAACCTGAATTGACTGGGTGATGAGACGACCAGTGACCAGGTTACCCTCGAGGGTCATGGTATTGGCACTCGACGCGTGAACATTTATAAAGAGTTTGTCACCGATAGACAAACTATCTGTCGGTGTGGTGTTTGCAATACCAGATGGTAATGAACCAGTAGTTTGGATACCTTGAGCTTGAATATTTGAGTTTACGAGCATTGGTACATCAGCATCGGCGTCGAGGGTGATTAGACTACCCACCGTTAAACCATTGTCACCGATTCTCAAACCCTCAAAGTATCCATACCCATTAGCGTGGAGTATGTTGGATACTCCAGCTGTATCATTTATATAGAGATTTGAACCCACTGAAAGTGAAAAGTCTGGTGAAGTATTGGCTATACCAAAGTTGTTTTGTGTGTACAGTTCACCGTGTACATGGAGGTTTAGAGTGTTTGAAGTATCAAGTGTAAATGTCTGTGTTTCGGGTCCACCGAACGTCCTCGAGAATTTGAAAGTGTTATCTGGGTGGGTATAGCCGACAAAGATATTTGCTTCATTTGGTTGGTCCACCATAAGAATGCCGGTATCATAAGTTCCATTGTTCCCCGTACCCATTTGAATGACGGCATTAGAAACGACTAGATTATTGACACTTGTATAATCGGGGGATTCCGTGATTGCCAAGTTTCCAAGGAATTCAACATCTCCAAAAACTCTGAGCATCCCATTTTGAACAACTACGTTACCATTTTCGAATATGGCTACATTGGAATTGGAATTTGGATCAACTTCGGTTCCCACCACAAGTTGTGTTCCGACGGTGACGTTTGTTGAAAATGTATTACCACCTATATGGAGCACGTTGGAGTCTGAAGAATCCGCTACCAATTTTTCACCTACCCGAAATGTACTAGATGTTTTAAGATTGGTTGAAAGTGTGTTCCCCGAAATGATAAATAAATTTTCAGTTCCATCATTCGTATCGACGACAACCTTATCACTCCCTGCTTGTTGGATTTCAAATGTTCTCGTTGGATTGAGGGTTCCGACCCCCATTTTATCATTGACGACAACACGCTCTGTGCGGATACTTTTATTGACATCCAATACAATCTCCTGACCGGCATTCATAAATAAGTCTGCACCAACTGAGAAACTCTTGGTTGGATTTGTATTTGAAATACCGATACGACTTACAACAACTTCATCGGCTTCAATTTCACCTGTAATAATTGCCGAAGCACTGGTAAGAACGTCCTGCTCTATTGGGTCTGCATCTAGACTGGTGACATACACTTGGTCAAATCTAACTGTTCTTCCCATTTATATTAGTTACCAAATAAAATTCCAGCCATTCCATTCTTGATTCTCAAAACATTATAGTTTACTGCGTGAATATAGAGTTCCTGACCATCTGGTCTGAGACTTCCCTTCTCAACCCCTCTGAGTATAAGCTTTGCGTTATCTATACGACTAAAATTACAGGTTCCAGATGGATTATAATCTGATGCGTTTAAACAAAAGTGATACGCAAAGTATCTCGTTTGGAATAAAACTTCCGTCGTGTGTACAAAATCAGATGTCCCAAATTTAGATTTGTAGTAATTTTGAATAGTGTGAAAGTACATGGGGGTCATATCCTCGAGTAAGGGTGTTCCATTTATATGTATATCACCTTTGTGAAATGTAAAACGATCATTGGCGAAATCGTTATTGAGGGCGTTAAACCCGAAGAATAGAGACTTCACTGGGTGGTTGAAACAAGACAAATCTAAACTATTATCACCACCTTGTTGGGTTGCGTGGTCTGAAACTGTTTCAAGTGGGTATTCGACACTTTGTACCTGTGTGATTACGAAATCCATTTGACGTGTAATCATACGTTCCCTCTCATCCTTGTCTAGGTAAATATAGTTTCCATATATTTTGATTTGTTTATTTTCACTCGATACACCAACAAATTGTGCGTTATCGAAGTGTATTTTAATTTCAACTTGGTGATGTTGAAGTGCCAAAAGTGGAAGAAAAGCCCCATGGTCACAAAAGAAAAAGTGAAACGGGAGGAAACTTGGGTTAGATGCCGAAACCTTGTTGGTCAATTCCTGTGACTTTACGTGGGTATCCGCTAGGTAATTGGGCCATATATCACTGAAATAGTCATAGGGTTGTGAGTCCACCTTTTGACCACCGATAAAGAGATCGACAGTGGAATTGTAAAAAAGATTGGAGGATACGGCGTTTCCTTCACACCATAGACCATTGATGATATCACCCAATACTGGAATAGTAATCGTGTTATCCGTATCATTTATAGATTTGATATATTTCGGGGCTTGTGAAAAGTTGGTGTGCCTCGTAAACTTCACACGAAAAAAGGAATGTCCCTCATCGGTCATTAAATAAACATCCTGTACACCCTTTGAAACGAGTTGTATTAATGCACCTGACATTTATTTATTAATCAGATTATAAAAACAGACACTTTCCCTGAGGGAAGTCATCCTTCTTCTTTTCTTCTCCACCCTTTCCATGAATTTTGAATCCACCTTGGCGGTACACCTTCATTCTCTTATAGTACATCGCTGTAAAGACTGACCATGGGTCGTGGATGTCGTAAATGTGGGGATTATTCTTTTTACCCTTGGTCTCCCTCATTATTCTCCCAATACTTTGAACAATGTCAGACTTTGGTGAGGCCAAGATGACTGTGTCTAGGGTGGGTATGTCCAATCCTTCGTGGGCTTGACTGAATGTCGCGAAGATGATCTTCTTTTTTGAGGATTCCTGGAGATCCTTCTCCTTCATACCACCCATGTAGAGCCCAGAGCTCTTGGGGAAACATTGGTGAAGAAATTCACAGTGGAACCTCCGATCGCTTAGAACGAGGAGCTGCCTCGT